GTATCCAAGGTACGACCGGAATTCAAGGCACGACCGGAATTCAAGGTGCTACTGGTGCGCAGGGCATTCAAGGTATTCAGGGTATCACTGGATCACAAGGCATTCAAGGTATTCAGGGTATCACTGGATCACAAGGCATTCAAGGTATCCAAGGTATTCAGGGCATACAGGGAATCCAAGGTATTACCGGACCTATCGGCGGCGCAACCACACAGATTCTATTCAATGATGCTGGTGTGGCAAATGGCAATGCCATGTTCACCCTCACCAAATCCGCATCTAACGTTGACATAACAACAGCTAATCTGAATTTCAGTTCTACTGCCAATCTGGTTTCTGGCGGTAATGTAAGATACACTGGTATCATACAAGATACGCCTATAATCACAACGACTGGTGCGGCAACCTATGCGGACAATGCGGCTGGTAAGATCATCGAAGTCAACTCGGCATCGGCTCTCACAATCACAATTGCTAACTCAGTGACTTCTGGTTTTGCGTTCACGATTGTTCGTAAGGGAACCGGCAACGTCACGATTGCAAACCTCGCACTCAAGTCAAATAGCACTACGTTCACCACATCGAACATTGCTTCACAGAATGCAGCGGTCACGGTTGTATACTCGGCTACCAATGCAATCTACTTGCTAGGAAGCATTGAGGCATCTGGTGGTGGTTCGGGTTCACAGGGCATACAGGGTATTCAAGGTATTCAGGGTATTCAGGGTATTCAGGGTATCACTGGAACCGGAACTCAGGGCATTCAGGGCACGACTGGTGGTACTTCTATTCCTCATATCAATGTCACAGGGAGTGCAACCTACGCAGACAATGCGGCTGGTGCGGTATTGATGTGTAATAGCACATCGGCTATCACGCTAACGATTGCGGCAGCGGCTACTCCTAACTTTGCATTTACTATCATCCGCACTAATACTGGTAATGTCACAATTTCGAACACTACTGGTGTTGCGAAGTTGAACAGTGCCGGATTCTTGACTTCTAACTTGACCGCAAGGTACTCAGTCGCAACGGTCTTCTATCCAACAACAGCTACGGCAATCGTATCTGGTGACATACTATGACCCATTATGTTGCGAAGACTAAGATTGCACCACAGGCACTTGTCTTGTATATTCAGGATGCTACTGCAAGATTGAATATATCTCATACTGGCGCTGGTAGTAATAGTACGATGAATGTTACCACTACTGGTGCCGTCGTTACTAGTACATGGGATGGTAAAACATCCTCCCAATATCGGTGGCTGGTTGGCAGGGCATTAGGTGATCTGGATATACAAATGCAAAAGGTGACGGGTTCAGCCGTGACGACAGGCAATGCCGTAAACACATGGATCCAATTGAACGGTCCTAAAGCATGGGGTCTAGGAACTGGTGGACCGGGAACTATTAGAACTGTTACTGGTTGGATGAGATTTCGATCTAACGTGACGCAACAGGAAATAACCGCAGCCAATGTTGCATGGTCCCTGTCAGCAGAAAACACTACTACCTCTACTGGTTGCTCGACATGTTGCTTTACACCAGATACATTGATCACGATGGCAGACGGAACCACTAAACGTATTGCAGATGTGATGGTCGGTGATATGATCCTCGGATACGACATGACTATTGGTGGACGAGTTCCGGTAGCCGTAACAGAAATAATCGTTCGCGAATACACCAGAATGTATGAGATTGAATTTGCAGATGGTCGAGTTTTGAAGGCATCCGAAGACCATCCAATATATGTGCGCGGAAAAGGATTCGCTTCTATCAACCCGACAGTTGATTACAAGGATATTACCGTGCCAGCAAAGATTGCGGTCGGTGATTTTGCTATAGATCAAAACGACACCGAGAATGAAATTCTCTCCATCACCGAAATGTACTACCCATGGGAGGTCTATACTTTCGCAAATCCACGATTCTATGCTAATGGGATGTTGGTGTACTAATGATACTTGATAGAAAGCGGAAACTGATAGTCATCCTCAATTCAAGAACTGGTTCTACTTCTCTAAGTAAGATGTTCCATGATAGTGCTATCGAATCAGAATTAGACTTCGGAAAAGATAACCAACACTGGAACTGGTGTCTAAAGCGGGTATTGATAGAGGCACCCGATATCGAAGAAGAGGTTATAGCTGGAAAGTACCGTGTGTTCTCTTTTTACAGGGAACCGATAGAAAGGTTTCTTTCTGGTATGGGGCATCACTATAGAATGGTACCTCATCTGATGCGCGAGAATATGACAATAGAAGAATACGATATTGCGGTGGGATTCTTTGCTCCACAATACCACTTTCTTCATATGGAAGGAGTCGAGATAGAATGGTTTCGATTTGATGACTATGTAAATGAAGTGATCCGGCTGGCAGCTATTTTTGGACTAGATATTACTGAGAAGGACGTTCCGTGGAGAAATGAAGCCCTGCGCATCATTCCTAGAGAATCCCTCACTGCCGAAGAAATCACCACGGTCAAGGATTTCTATAAGATGGATTATGATCTTTTTGCCTCTAAGGGAATTACTTTCAAATGAGCCTACGACTCGTTATTCTTTCATACGGACCTGCGCAGTCTGCACCTGCAACGGGTCCGTCTGCATCAATTCTTGCGAGAGACATAAACTCGGTCGGCACCCATAGCGCAAGGGCTAATGATGTATTCTTTGCTAATGGAACATGGCAGGGAATAATTGGAGGAAGTCCCGAAACCGGTAGTGCTGGCGCACCTTACTCATGGTTGACGGGTGGTGCTTCTACGGACTTCGACATTCTTGCCAAGAGAACGGGTGGAACCTCACTCGCCACATTCTCGGCAGGATGGGCAAACAATTCATGGATGCCTCTGTCCACTAATAGATGGTTGAGCATAACTGAACTCGTCACAGGTAATCTCACAGTTCAATCTGATATCAGCATACGCTATAATTCAAATTCAACTCTTGTTGGAACAGCATCTCATTTTATGTCAGCAGACTCATTCAAATAATCATGTACATAGATCAAGAAAATCGTATAGTCATCCTATACCCACATAAGACCGGGACGCATACCATTCGTAATATCCTCATGGATCATGGTAAGATTCAACACATTAGGTATTTCGGTGACAACAACCATCCTAGTTTAGAACAACTAAGATTTGCTCGCCCTGATGTGCCGGATATTCTTGAGTACGATGTATATGCATTCTATCGGGAACCGGTCGAGAAGTTCCTCTCTTTCATGTCACATAATTACAGGCATTTCCTGATGCGCCCCATGAATACGGTCATGAACTACGTGATGGAATATGGGATGTTTACACCACAGGTCAGATGGCTCAAGCACGATACAGTGAACATCAACCTACTGAATTATGAGAATTTCGAACCAGAACTACGAACCGTTATGAACAAGATCGGTATCCCTGAAACCACACCCATTCCTAGATTGAACGCAAGTCCAAATAGGAAGACGCCTGCCGATTTGAGTTCTGAAGAGATAGCTTTCATCAAGGATCTATACAAAGAGGACTATGATTTCTTTACCAGTAAAGGCATCACATTCAAGGTATGAAACTCTCCAATGACAGAAAGAGCATCTTCATTGCTGTTCCAAAGACCGGCACACAAACCGTCGATTACCATTTGGCTCCATATGGAAAGGAATTGCCGGAAGAAATCTACCATGGTAAGCCAATGGAATTCGAGGATCATGTCCACAATGGTTATTCTGGTGTTGATCTAAGCCAGATTACATACTATGCGTTCTACCGGGATCCTGTAGAGAGGTTCTTTTCGGCAGTCAACTACACCAAGATGTTTGCGGTGCGTCTGAGAAATAGCTTTCCCGATATCTTGGGCGACGTACCAGTTGGAGATAAAACATACCGTGATGAATGGAAACCGGGCGAATTTGAATCCCTTCCAGAAGAAATGCAGGATCGGATTCGAAATCTCACACCGGAGCAATTTCTGGATGCTCCGAGAGTTCATGGTGGTGTCTGGATGGAACAATACCACTACCTCATACATCCACAGGTAAAAGTCCTCAGATTCAGTAATTTCGAATCAGACTTGAGGAAGCTCATAGGTATTTTTGGTGGGGATGGGGATGTTCCTATTGTGTGTCTGAATGGATCTAAAAATAGACCCGAAGCCAGAACATACACACCCAACCACTACATAATGAAAAGGTTGAGACTCAGGTATCCAAACGATTTCCATGACGAGTTTCAGACGTTCCTAAATAAGAAATTAGGAGTATAACGCCCATGAAAGTCAAGGTCGTCTACAGTTTTCTACCCTTCCGGCTATGGGGCTGGATTGGCGGCATGACGATCTACCCATTCATCCTGTTCAAAAAGAGCAAGGAAGAAGTAGACGACACCATCTTTCGACACGAAATGCAGCATATCTATCAGGTCGAGCAGATTGGTTGGTTCAAGTTCTATCTGACTTACCTATGGGAGAACCTGAGACACGGTTATAGGAACAATAAATACGAAATGGATGCCAGAGGCGTAGAGAATACCCCTCTGACGGCAGAAGAGCGCAGACTAAAGGACAACAGCTAAATGGCAACACCAACCTCAAGAACGTCCCTCAAGGACTACGCCCTACGGAATCTCGGCTTCCCGGTCATTGATATCAACGTAGATGACGATCAGGTGGATGACCGTCTGGATGACTGTCTACAGAAGTTCGCAGAATTCCACTATGACGCGGTTCACTCCGACTATCTGGCTATCAAGATGACTCCCGAATTGCTCGCCAACGGCAGCAATACTAACTCTAATTCCTCAAACGTCACGATTGCGAACACTACCTATGGGTGGGTGCCGCTGCCGGATAACGTCATTGGTGTGCGGCGCATCATTCCTATTACCAGTTCTACGGTCACGAATCAGGGTGGCAACTTCAACATCTTCGACTTGAACTACCAGTTGCGCCTGAACGAACTCTACGAATTCACCAGTTCATCCTACCAGTATTACTGGATCGCTCGGACCCACATCCGTATGCTGGAAATGATCCTTGTCGGTGAGAACCCTGTTCGCTTCAACAAGCACATGAACCGGTTGTACATCGACATGCACTGGAAGTCTGGTGAAATCGCTCAAGACCACTACTTCATTGTGGAGTGTACTCGCGTCCTGCAAGCAGATGAATTTCCAAAGGTCTACAATGACATGTGGCTCAAGGAATACTTCACTCAGGTCGTCAAGCGTCAGTGGGGCGAGAACATGAAGAAGTACGGCAACTACACGCTGCCGGGTGGTATGGTCATCAACGGGCAGCAGATTTACGACGAGGCAATAGCAGATATCGTGCGGCTGGAATTCCAGTTGAAGAACGATTTCCAGATGCCACCTGACTTCCTCTTGGGGTAATCCATGCCTACTAGCGTCTACTTCAACAACCAGAATGCGACTCGGGAGCAGATGCTCCTTGAGGATATGGTCATTGAGAGCATCCGAAACCATGGCATTGATGTGTACTATCTGCCACGGACTTCGCAGGGAACCCTAGATTCCTTGTTCGGTGATGATCCTGTCAAGTATTTTGATCAGGCAATCAAGATCGACATGTACATGGAAACCTTCAACGACTTCGGTGGTCAGCAGGAATTCTTCTCCAAGTTCGGTCTACAGATTGAAAAGACAGCGCGAGTCGCTGTGGCTCGTCGCACCTTTGAGAAGTACGTGGATCCTGCACTCCGTCTATTGCCGAAGGAAGGCGATTTGCTGTTCCTGCCTGCACAACGCAAGATCATGGAAATCCGGTTCGTGGAACGCGACATGTCCTTCTTCCAGTTGGGAAAGCAGGTTCCTTACATGTATGGGTTGTCACTTGAAACCTTCAAGTTCAACGGCGAATTCATCAACACCGGCATCGAAGAAATCGACTACATGGCAGATGAATCAACACTCTCCACCAATTACGATCTGGATGCGAACAGTTACTCCACAACATCGTTCAAGCGATATGAGATTGCATATCAGGGAACCAATGGTGATGTGGCGAACTCAACAGCCCATGGTGTTGTCGTATCATTTGATCGTCCTAACAATGTTCTGCGGCTGCGCAATATCAAGGGTGCGTTCTCCAATACGGCTAACGCCAATGTGATATTCGGCAGCGCAACCAACGCTCATGCGAACCTGATGAACTACGATATCCTCTATAATGCGACGATCCCGCAGGGTGAGATTGGAGACAATGTGATTATCGAATCAGAAGCAAACCTCATCGTGGACTTCTCTGAGTCCAATCCATTCGGTAATCTCTGATGCTACCTACTCAACACTACTACCATCGAATCATTCGTAAGCTTGTTGTTGCGTTCGGCTCCATGTTCAACGACATGCGGCTGGTGCGCTATGACCAGACCAACAATCAAGACATTGAGGTTGAGCGCATCAACGTGCCTCTCGTCTATGCATCGAAGGAAAAGTTCTACAACCGGATCATGAATTCGCCCGACTTGATCAACCCAATGAATCTGACGCTGCCGCGTCTGGCGTTTGAAATGAACGGAATCTCCTACGATCCATTGCGTAAAATCTCTAGTTTTACCGAGCAATTTGCAGAGGGGTTGCCACTCGGACTCAAGAAGGTCAAGTGTACTCCGTACAATTTCGACTTCAACCTGTACGTTTTCGTTCGTAACACGGAAGACGGCGCACAGATCGTAGAGCAAATCCTACCATACTTCGCACCAGACTACACAATGACTATCGACTTTGTGAATATCAACAGCCTCAAGATGGATGTGCCGGTGGTGTTCAACTCCATCACCTATGATGACTCGCATGAAGGTGATCCTGAGTCTACGCGGTCGATTATCTGGACTCTGAATTTCACGGTCAAAGCCTACATCTTTGGACCGGTTGCCGATATCAAGATGGTTCGCAAGGCAACTTCGAACATCTACGACAACACCTTTGAGAGTAATCCTCTCAAGGCAATGACCCTTGCTAGTGGTAATGGAACGTTCAAGATCGGTGAACTGGTCTATCAAGGATACACCATTGATGAAGCAAGCGTTACTGGTTATGTTCGAAATTGGGACGGAACCTCCAACACGATCATTGTCTACGACACCAACGGAACCTTCCGACAGAACGTTGTGTTGAGTGGGGCAGTCAGCGGAGCTAAGTATAATGTAGCGACCTATGGAATTGATGCAAACCAGATGGTGAAAATCACCGTCGAGCCGGTACCGAATACGGCAAACACCTTGGCTGAAGCTTTTGGCTTCAGCACTAATATCATTGAGTACAACTGAGGTTTTACCTATATAATGGAATGGATACAACACATTACATGATATACAAGATCACCAATAAGATCAATGGCAAGGTCTATATTGGTGCGCACAAGACTAGAAATCCTGATGACAATTATTGGGGTTCTGGTAAATATCTACGAGCCGCTATAGCAAAGCATGGTGTGGAGAATTTCACCAAGGAAATTCTCCACACTTTCGATAATTCTAACGACATGTTCGCAAAAGAACTAGAGATAGTCAACGAAGAATTTCTAATCAACGAGAATACATATAATCTCAAAGTTGGAGGAAAGGGTGGTTGGCATTATGATAGGTCGAAGAGAAAATTATCAGAAGAGCATAAGAAGAAGATATCTTTAGCTATGAAAGGTAAGACTCCGTGGATAAAGGGAAAGACACATAACGAAAAAACCAAAAAAAGGTTTAGTGAAATTCATAGTGGTAAGGTTGTCTCAGAGGAAACCCGAATGAAGATGAGTTTAGCGAGAAAGGGTAAGGCTCCTTGGAATAAAGGAATGACAACATGACAGAACCAACAAGTGAAGTAGACAAGAACCTAAGCACAATCCTCAATGTTGAATACGAAGAAGTGGTGGAAGCCAATACCTCCACCGAAGTCGTTCCAGCCGAGGATCATCCTGTAGCTGTGGTTGGTGGAACGGATCGTGACATAGCTTACGACTACGAATTCTCACGCATAACCCACCGCGACCTGATCGACAAAGGCACAGAATTGCTGGCTAATGCGTCGAGGGTTGCGGTCGAGTCGCAGCATCCTCGCGCCTATGAGGTCGCAGGGCAGTTGCTCAAGACCGTATCTGACATGACCGACAAGCTCATGAAGCTACAGAAAGACAAGAAAGAGATGGAAGCGGCTGTTCGCCGGGGCGGAAAGGCGTCGGCATCAGTCAATGTCGAACAAGCCGTATTTGTAGGATCCACTTCCGAGCTACTAAAGCAGGTTCGCGGCAACGCCAATGAGTGAAGTTACCCTTAATTATTTGGGAAATCCCAAGCTAAAGCGAGTTGGTGTCAAGGTTTCAATGACTCAATCGCAGGTGGACGAGTACACCAAATGCGCACAGAGTCCTGAATACTTCATTCAGAATTGGGTCAAGATCATCACTCTGGACAAGGGTTTCGTACCCATCAATCTCTATGACTTCCAGAAGAAGGCAATCGAAATCATCGACCGGGAGCGGACGGTCATCATCAAGGCTGGTCGGCAGGTGGGAAAGACCACCATGGTCGTCGGCTACATCCTGTGGTATGTCCTATTCAATGATGCCAAGTTCGTCGCCATCCTCGCAAACAAGGCGAAGACGGCTCGCGAAATCCTCGGGCGCATCCAGATTGCCTATGCCGAGCTTCCATGGTGGATCCAGCAGGGCGTAGTCGAGTGGAACAAGGGTGATATAGGACTTGAGAACCAGTCTCGCGTCATGGCAGACTCAACAGCATCTACCGTTATCCGTGGATACGCATTCAACTTCGTCTATCTGGACGAGTTCGCATTCGTCCCTAACAACATTGCCGACGACTTCTTCACCTCCGTCTATCCTACCATCACCTCCGGTCACTCTTCGAAGATCCTGATCAGTTCGACGCCGCACGGCATGAACCACTTCTACAAGATGTGGACGGATGCCACCCAAGGGCGGAACGGATTCGTGCCGATTGAGGCTAGCTGGCGTGAGGTTCCCGGCAGGACCGAGGCGTGGGCGGCGAACCAACGGAAGGTTCTTGGCGATGACAAGTACCTACAGGAAATGGAGTGCGAGTTCCAAGGCTCGACAGGCACCCTCATTTCGGGTATGTGTCTCAAGTCTTTGGCGTTCGTCAGACCAAATACCTTCGAAGGCATCACCGGACTGTGCTTCTACGAGCGACCAATCAAAGGGCGAAAGTACGTACAAGTTGTCGATACTTCGCGTGGAAAAGGGCTTGACTATTCCGCTTTCGTCATCGTAGATGTAACTGACATTCCATATAAGGTCGTTTGCACCTACAAAGACAATGATATTAGTCCTATCGTCTTCCCTTCCATCATTGCTAAGATCGGTAAGTGGTATAACGAGGCGTACTCTCTAATTGAAATCAACGATAACGGTCAGCAGGTGGTTGATTTGTTGTTTGATGACTACGAGTATGAAAACATCCTCTCGTCGGTCACGGTCAAGGGTCGGGTTGTCCTGTCTTGGCAATATGGCGGCAGACACGGCGAACGGGGTATCCGCACCACCAAGTCGGTCAAGCGCCTCGGCTGCACCCTCATGAAGTCGATGATTGAGTCTCACAAGCTGATCTTCCAAGATTTCAACATCATTTCAGAACTCTCAACTTTCATAAATAAGCGGAACAGCTATGAAGCGGATGAAGGCTCAAACGACGACCTCGTTATGTGCCTTGTCCTGTTCTCATGGATGACCAACCAGCAGTTTTTCGTTGACCTCTGTAACACCAACATCAAGGAAAAGCTTTACCGCGAGCAGATGAAGCAAATCGAAAACGAACTCCTACCTTTGCCGCTTATGAACGATGGGCTGGAAAACGCTCAGTTCGTAGAAGATGGCAGCGTGTGGGACGTAGTGCGAGATTAGAAAAACCTAAATAATCAAAGCGATTCCAAGTTCCTATCAAGGAGTAGACCCAAATGACATTTCAAGTATCTCCCGGCGTAATCACCTCTGAGGTTGACCTAACCACGGTAATTCCTGCCGTATCCGTATCGACGGGTGCCGTCGCCGGTCCCTTCGAATGGGGTCCAGTGGAATCAGTCCGTCAGGTTTCCAACGAACTTGAGCTAGTAAGCCAGTTCGGTAAGCCTAAGACCAACTCGGCACTTACCTTCTTCACAGCAGCGAACTTCCTTGCATATGCAGGCGACCTTCGCGTAGTCCGTTCTGCAAACAGCAAGAGCAACAACGCAACTGCTAACCAGAAGTCGGTCACGGCAACGGTTCAGGCTGGACATGTTATCCAGATCAAGGATGAAACCGCATACTCAGCAGGTTTGACAGCAGCCTACACTGCGAACACAGCATTCGTTGCTCGTTATCCCGGCGCACTTGGCAACTCGCTCAAGGTCGGCGTATGGGCAAACAGCAACGTTGCGCTGTCCACTTGGCAATATGGTTCATTCTTTGACAAGAAGCCGGGAACTAGCTATTTCGTAGCACAAAACTTCCAAGCCGGTGCGAACGACGAATTCCATATGGTCGTTGTCGATGAAGACGGTGCAATCACTGGTTCGGCAGGAACGATTCTTGAGAAGTACCCTAACGTATCCAAGGCACCTAATGCTCGCGACGAGCAGGGTCAGAGCATCTACTGGCAGGACGTTCTGTTCCGTCAGTCCAAGTATGTCTATGGCGCGGGTCAGCCAGAAGACTATCAGGGTAACGACAATGGTTGGGGTGTTGCGGCAGCTAACGGCACGTTCTACACGGACATGCTCGCTACCGAAAACTCCTTCTCGTTCATTCTCGGCACCGACGAAACTCTCACAGATGGTGACAACATTCGCGGATTGGATCTGTTGAAGAATGTCGAACAGGTTGATATTCAACTTGTCATGGCGGCAGGACACAACCAGACAGTCCAGCTAGACCTCATCAATAACGTAGCAGCCGGTCGTAAGGATTGCTTGGCGTTCGTTTCGCCTGCACTCGCAAACGTACAAGCCGCAGATGTAACCACAGCCGTTATCAACTATCGCAACAATGCACTATCGAACGTGTCTACCTCCTACGCAGTCATCGACTCGGGTTGGAAGTACCAGTACGACAAGTACAACGATGTGTACCGTTGGATCCCACTGAACGGCGACATGGCTGGTCTATGCGCACGTACAGACGCAGAGCGTGACCCATGGTTCTCGCCAGCCGGTCTTCTCCGTGGACAGATCAAGAATGTCATCAAGCTAGCCTACAATCCAACGAAGGCTAACCGTGACGAGCTATACAAGAATGGCATCAACCCTGTCGTTTCCTTCCCCGGCGAAGGTACGATGTTGTTTGGTGACAAGACTCTTCTTGGACGCCCATCAGCATTCGACCGTATCAACGTTCGTAGACTGTTCATCGTCCTCGAAAAGAGCATTGCCAAGGCATCACGTTCCAGCCTGTTTGAGTTCAACGATGAATTCACTCGCGCACAGTTCGTGAACTTGGTCGAGCCATTCCTACGCACAGTGCAGGGTCGCCGTGGTATCTACGACTATCGCGTAGTCTGCGACGAAACCAACAACACGCCAGAAATCATTGACCGCAATGAATTCGTCGGTGATATCTACGTCAAGCCAGCAAGAAGCATCAACTTCATCCAGTTGAACTTCGTTGCGGTTAGAACGGGTGTCGCCTTCGAAGAAGTCGTCGGCAAGTTCTGATAAATAAGCACAGGCTCAAGGAGTAATTACACATGGCATTTAACGTAGACCAATTCAGAACAGCGATGGCTAATGATGGTGCGCGTCCCAATCTCTTTGAGGTTGTTCTCGCATTCCCTCAGTTCGTATCCTTGGGATCGAAGGCATCCTCACAGGCTCGCTTCTTCTGCAAGACGGCATTCCTGCCGGGTAGCACGATTGGTGCAGTAACCGTCCCTTACTTCGGTCGCGAAGTCAAGGTAGCCGGAAACCGTACCTTCCAAGATTGGAGCATTACCATCATCAACGAAGAAGACTTCACAATCCGCAACGCTTTCGAGCAGTGGCATCGTGGAATCAATGGTAACGTCACCAACCTTCGCAGCCCCGGCGCAATCACAACCTCGCCTAAAGCACCGGGTACTTCCTATGCGGTTGATGCAGAAGTGTATCAGTACGCAAAGCTTGGTGGACAGCCAATCAAGAAGTACAAGTTCGTAGGCATGTTCCCTAACGATTTGGGTCAGATCGACCTAGATTGGGGTTCGAATGATACAGTCGAAGAGTTCACCGTAACGCTTTCGTACCAGTATTGGACAACTGAAGATACCCAATCAGCTAATCCATCGGCTTGATTGAACATGGGGTGGAGAGTAAATCCTCCACCCCTTCTATAACATGGAGTAATATATGGCTTTACAACTATTCGGTTGGGAGATTACAAAAGCTGCGAAGGAAGAAAAGCCACAACCGCAGCAAGCCGCTATTGCGCCGCCACAAACGGACGATGGTGCGCTTACAATCAATGCCAGTTCCCTCGGCGGGTACTATGGCACATATCTCAACCTAGAATCAGCATTCAAGAACGAAAACGAGCTAATCTCTCGCTATCGTACTATGGCAATGCAACCAGAAGTTGAGCAAGCAGTCGATGAAATTGTCAACGAAGCAATCGTCCACGATGACAAGGGATCCTCTGTCGAAATCGTCCTAGACGAACTACAGCAAAACGAAAACATCAAGACCATGTTGCGCGACGAGTTCAAACAACTCCTGCGCATGTTGGATTGGGATAATTCCGGTCACGATATCTTCCGCCGTTGGTATGTCGATGGTCGTCTATACTATCAGGTACAGATTGACGAGACTAATCCAAGACTCGGAATTCAGGGACTTGTGTACCTAGACCCACGTAAGATCCGCAAGGTTCGTACTGTTGTGAAGGAGAAGGATGCCCGTACTGGTATCGAATTCGTCAAGGGTACTTCAGATTTCTACGTATTCAACGATAAGGCACTGACGGCTGGCAACATGGTCATGTCATCCCCTGTGGATGCATCGGTCAAGATTGCCGAAGATGCCGTCGTCAACATCAATTCTGGTCTGATGGATGTGAGCCGTAATATGGTTCTCAGCTATCTACACAAGGCTATCAAGCCTTTGAATCAGTTGCGTATGATCGAAGACGCGGTAGTTATCTACCGTCTGTCACGCGCACCTGAACGTCGAGTATTCTACATCGACGTAGGCAACCTTCCGAAGTTGAAGGCAGACCAGTACATGCACGATATCATGACGAAGTTCCGCAACAAGATCGTCTATGATGCCAACACTGGTGAAGTCAAGGATGATCGTCGCTTCACTTCGATGATCGAAGACTTCTGGATCCCAAGACGCGGGGAAGGCAAGTCTACGGAAATCACTACTCTGCCTGCCGGTCAGAACCTCGGTGAACTCACCGACGTAAAGTATTTCGAGCAGAAACTCTACAAGAGCATGAACGTTCCACTCGGACGTTTGGAGCCACAGCAGGGATTCACACTCGGACGCACTGGTGAAATTACTCGCGACGAGTTGCGTTTCAACAAGTTCGTTGAGCGAATTCGCGCTAAATTCAGCACTCTTTTCGATGAACTCATGAAGCGGCAGCTAGCCCTCAAGGGTATCGCATCGTATGAAGAGTGGGAGCAGATCAAGGAAGTAGTCTACTATGACTTCCTTGAGGACAACAACTTCACCGAATTGAAGGAAGCAGAGTTGATGGGCAACAGAATCATGTTGCTCAACACCATGGTTCCATTCATCGGTGTCTACTACTCAATGAGCTACGTGCGCAAGAACGTGCTACATCTGACCGAGGAAGAAATCGAACAGATGGATGAAGAGATGATAGAAGAGCAGGAAGAGATGATGCGCATTGCTGAGATTGAAGCAGCAAAGCAGCAAATTGCGATGGGAACCTCTACAAACATAAATACCAGTGGCGCACCACCAGCACCGGGCGGCGCTCCACCACCACCAAAACAGGGACCATGAAAATGACTCCAAACGAATTCCTAAACGCAATCGCGGCTGACAACAAAGAAATGGCTCAGAGTGCTTTTGAAACCCTGATTCAAGATAGGGTGACAGATGCCCTTGAGGTTCGCAAGGTCGAACTTGCATCATCTATCTTTGGTGTCCAAGAAGAGGAAGTCAACGAAGGTGCCGGTTCTACAGCACAACGTCAATGGGTACGACAGGTTGCCTCTGTTGGAAAGTATTATGCTGATCATCCTCGCTCGACCAATCGCACCGGACTAAAAGCTGATGCTCGTAAAGTTCTCAGGAAGTGGGGTGATGATAGAGCGTATATGCAGAGTGCAGCCGATCTGGTAAAGGGCGCTCGTAGAAGTCTCAGGAAATCTACCGGTCATACTCTCAACAAGGAAGAAACCATCAATGAGTTGACTCCTGATATTCTGTATAGGGCTTCCGAGAAATCAAAGAAGCGGGAACAATTGGCTAGTCTTGCAGACCTACCAAATGCCGCAGCATTTGAGCGTGAACGTTCAGATAAGTTTCTCGAAAAAGGAATGGAGAAAACTAAGGCTCTGGTAAGAGCGGCGCAAAAAGGAAAGAAATCGAAATTTGCAAGATACGCTCAACATGATATGTCAACCGAGGAAGCTATCGTAGAAGGTGGTCCCACTCGCAAGCACTTCCAGCAAGTCGCAGACCTGATCAAGAATGTCGAACATCCTGACAAGCGTAAGGAACTCGCACAGCATCACGCAGGCATTTTCAAGCAGCAGAATCCACGGTTCGACCGCGCGAAGTTCATGTCGGCGGCTGGTGTAACTGAATCAGTTGATGAAGCAGCGCAGGCAGCAGAAAAAGCTGCTCAACCATCGGCACGTAACGTCATCACCAATATCCGCCGTGGAATTGCTGCGCTCAAGCTCAAGGGTGTAAATCCGGCTGTGGCGTCACGCGCACACGCGGACTACTCAAGATTGGTAGCGAAGAATCCAAAGGCTCCCGGTTACATGCTCCTGCGTAAGCTCTCCCCTAACAAGGCACAGGCAATGCAGGCACTCACACAGTCTGGAATGCCTGTCGGCGGCGCATTGGATGCAGATCCTATGCAGTACAATCAGGCATTGCAGCGCGTAAAGAGATTCAACTAATGGACTTCAAGCAACTACGCTCTAAGTTCAATGAGAATGCAGGGATGAACAGCGAAACCATCCCCGCACCTATGCTCGTTCTACGTCGCCGGGGAATCCGCATATTCCCTGATGGCAAGCGTGTTGCACTTTACGTAAATGATAAATACAATTTGACATTCACTGTTCCTTATGGCGGTGGCAACGAAACAAGTGGTCCGCTCCAAGGTAGGCATGGAAATGTCTGATCTATTGGAAATGTTGAATGAGGTTGCCGAAGGCAAGCTGGAAGCCCTGAAAGTGGCTGTAAGCATTGCGCTTTCGGAAGCCAATTTCAGGATCGTGAAAGCAAGGGTTCGTGGTGGTAAGATCCAGCGCAAGCGCAAGGTTTCTACCCGTCCCGGCTACACGATTCGCGGTGGAAAGTTAGTTCGTATGTCATCGGCAGAGCGCATGAAGCGTCGTCGCGGCGCACGAAAGGGCAAGACTAAGCGTAAAGCCAAGTTAGCTCGTTCCATGATGAAGC